CCTGGATTGCAAAGTGTATGAAACGCTATTTGTAGAGAATCAGTGCAACAGTTAGTAAATAACCAGTTTTCTATCTCAGTTAGTTTTTTACATTGTCTTGCAAGTGCGGAGTGATCAGCAGACGGCTCTCTGCCGTCTTCGCTTTGAAACGGATAATTTATTGCCATGTTAATGGCTTTAAGATATTCTAATTTATGAGTTTCCATTCGTTGCACGTGTGGAATACACGGAATAGCTTTTGGCATTTAACCTACGTGTGTTTTGGTCCATTCAATTGCTTTTTCATTACTGAGTTTAGCATTGATATGTGTTTGGTGAGTTTCGCCTTTGAACAGCATCAAACAGGGTAAACGATTAGCTTTTTCACAGTACATAGCTAATCTCAAATCATTTTCATTTGCAAACTCTGTTGCTAGCCCTTCAATCTCATTAGCTATTGCTGAAAGCTGACTTTTTATATATTCTATATTTAATGAATTTGATGAGTGAGCAAAACCTACAAGTTTATGAGCCATTGATTTGATCCTTTAACTGTCTAATATCTTGTTGAAGTATCTCAATTGTTTCACGAAGATCAGAAATTTCTTGGTGTAGATATCTTATATCACCACCCAGATCATTAGCCAATTCATGAATTGAAGAATGTACTTCTTTTATTTCAAATTTTAATTGTTTATCGTCAACATACATATTTGTAGACTACAACATAATTTTATTTTTAGCAAGGAAATTTATGCACAAACGACCATCCCTATCAGAAGCAAAAGCGCTTCTTAACCAACACGCTCCTGAAATAATGAAAGAGTATGAAACTATGAAAATAACTCATGGTGAGTTTTTTGCTGCTCGATATATTGTTGATATAGTTGACCACTATAATCACATTACAACTACTGCTCAAGTTAAAAGTTTATAGAGAGATTTAGCAAGAGCAATGTTGCTTTCTCTAGTCATATGATTTGCATATTTTTTAGGAGAGGAGGGCTCAACATACAACGAATCAAGTGGTTTTCTAATTGTTATACCATTTTTAAAGGCATACACACAGTTGTGATAAGAAAAAAGATGAATCACTTTTTTACCACGTTTAGTATAGTTTTTTAATACAGTTTGATCAAACCAATAAAAGTCTCTGTCTCTTCGTTTCAAATCATACTCAAAGCTGTGTAAATGTTTATAATATTCATGTGCAGCCGCATAAATTTTGTTTTCGTGTCTATATTTTTCAACTGATGCCATGTTTATAGCTTCAGTTGGATGATGAATCCTATGAGGTTCAGTCCAACAAAAAATGGTTATTTCTGCTTTTGGGTTAAACGATTCAATCGCATATTCATAAGCACTACCATTTTTGCCTAATCCTATTATTTCATATTTTAATAAACGAGATAAATATATAGGCCAACTATCTTCACGTGGATTTGCACAATCTGAGCCTCCACAAAAATTTATTAGTTTAGTCATGATTTATTATACTAAATTACTCTGTTCTAGCAAGTGATTTTACAAGGTTCTTGATAACTGCTTAAATATTTTATATAATTAATTATTAATAAAGGAGATTCTCATGGCTAAAGCAAAACAATCAATATTAACAAGAATTGGATACTCAGATTGGAGTGTCAGAAGAACTATAGATGAAGCAGAAAATATCGCGCGTTGGAGTCCTTGGTTGGCTCATGAATGGATGGAAGAAGCCGCCGCTCGGCTTGATATTATGTATGCACCATATCACGAAGAGTATAACCAAGCTGTAAAACGTATTAACACCTTGTGGAAAAAATATAGACAGTATAGATGGTTTAATGAAAGAGAATTTTGGAAAGATGGTAAGACTTATCTTCCACCTAAAATGTTAGATCAACTATTTGATGACTGATGATTTTGTACACATATTAAACTCGTTACCAAAATCATACTTGCTCATTGTTTTTCCTCCACACCATCACGGAAATGCGATAGGTAGGATCATTAGTTCTCACAAAGAATTTTATTGGAACAAAAAAGATTGTGACTTACCATATGATGACTTTGACTCACCTAATTCACTAACTTGGCCTGAGAAGATAGATCACTTTGGATTTGACAGAGCAATCAGTGAAAAACATTTTACCCGTAAACAAGCACTTTTAGGAGTGTATCGCAGAGTTCACGGAGGATTGCATTTTGTAGAGAATAACTTATTTTTTATGGATACAACTAATTTTAAAAAACGAGCTAATTCTGCGTCAAATTTAAGAATAACTCTTTTACATCATGGTAATGAACAAATGAATAAAGTTAATTTACCAAAACTTGTTGTAACAGATTGTGCAGAGGGGTACAACGAAGCTAAGTTATACGGAATGAATCCTCGTCAATGTATGTCTTTAGATTACAAATCAATGGATGCTGAATATCATTTGGATTATAGAAAACTCTTCACACATGATTATAATGTATTTTATAATGAATATATGAATTTAGTAAAATGCTTCAATTTAACTCCAAACGAAGATGCCGTAAGAGGATTTATACTTCGTTTAATGGATCGCATGAAACATTGTGATGAGTATCTTTGGAAGATTATGCGAGATGATGGCCCACTCAGCGAGCCGTATTATAGCGCACCTTATCGATATGAAGACTTGTACTCACCAGTTTTTAGGAAATTTGAAGCGGCTTATCTGCACTTTATTCGACTTAAAAACTTACCTTATCAAATAAACGCAGTGCGAACTCGTATTTTGCTTGATTTAGATAAGAAAAATAGATGATTTTCACCGTGCATCTTAATGTTCAAAATTTTAGGTTGCACATACCCATAAACTATGCTATTAATAGGAGATTGTAAATGTATTTTAAGCTAGTTTCAAAAAATGCCTATCGTGACTTAGTAAGAAACGCAAGGCGAATCTGCATCTCACAGATTAGTGACAGCGAAAAAAGCGATGCTTTTAAAGAGCTGTATGAGACATTGAAACGCCGTCTCGGAGAGACAACGCGTACACTTAACCTTGAGGCAGCTTTCGCTAAACGCTGTAAGCACTGGAATCAGCGTGACATACCCTGCATCAAGCCTGTTAAAACGTTGCGAAATCCGTGGCTACGCTTCAAACGTGAGTTTGTCAAAGCAATACACGCCAAAGGTGCGCCTAAACGCGTCGAAATAGCTTTGGCTTGGTTTTATGCAGACCCGCATCGCGATGATTGGATCGCATCATAACGCGAAGCGTGCGACCGAAGGGAGCAAGCCGTGAAGAACATGGTATGGAATATTCTTAAAGGTATGCCTATTGAAGTTTTTGATGATGAGCAAAAGCAGATATGGGAAAATGATACCTATGAATTAGTATCACCAAGACCAGAAGGAGATTACAAAGGAACTAGAATTATTGGTTCTGCAAATCTCGTAACAGCACTAAATATGGTTAATCAAAAAATGGTTATTGAAAATGTGGCAAACAACGCAATGCGCCACTCTGCTGACCTTTCACAAAAACTATTTGGAGAAATCATTGAAGAGCTACAAGAAGAAAAACTCATCAGAAAAATACCATCAAAAGTAAGGCAAACATTTAAAATTATAGAGGGGAATAATGGAACAAGCACTTAAATCAGAACTAAAAACTGAAATATCAAGAATCGTTGACTTAATGATTCAAATTGAAGCTATGAGAGATAAGATCGGCGCTCTTAAAAAAGATATTAAAGAGAATTATGGAATACCTGTCGCAACAATTACCAAGGTCGCAACTATAGTCAGAAAAGAAAATCTTTCTGAAGAGGAAGAAAAGTGGGAAGAGATAAAAGATTTTGTTGAAGCCTGTTCATAAAATTTAAATTTTTATTGACATTGACTTAGCTTTTTGGTATTCTGATTGAAATGTGAAAAGCTAAGTCTTTAGCCATATTTTTTTTGAGCAAAAAAAGGAGAGAAAAAATGACTCAATTGATAGACCCAAATAAATTTACGAAAACTGTTGGCCTTTTGAGGTCATTTTTTTTGGATAAAGGGTTCCTCGAAGTTCACACTCAAAATAGACTTTCTATTTTAGCAGCTTGTGAAGACCCATTTAATGTTGCCACTTATAAATACGCAGGTCAAGTTTGGCCTCTACCCCAAACTGGTCAGATGTGGCTTGAGCATGAGCTATTAAGTAAGCCCGATTCAAAGGGCTTTTTTTGTGTCTCCACTTCGTATA